AGATAGTTTTTCGAGTAGTTCTTCTGGCAATTTTGCAGTACATTTAGCCATTTGATGCCTCCACTCTCTTTGCGAGAATTTCTAGGTACATTCCTCTTCCTTTGATGTTTTCAACGGATAGGATGTCATACCTAACTTCATCTATTACTAAGTAATGTTTGGTTGTTATGGTAAGTCCTGGAATCTTCCTTAATTTGAATAAATCTGTAGCCTCCGAGAAAGCCGCCAAATTCGCCCAACGTTCGCTTCCATGCCTTCCTTCAACAAACACTCGAACCTCCGCTAAAACCGCCACAGACTCGAAGCTAAAGCCCTCAGAATCGGTTTCACGATCAATTGAAATGATCTGTGCTTTTTTATTCATTAAACCAAGTCCCATAGGCTACACCTTCCACTCTCTATCTAGCATTAAAAGTCTATTAACAGCTTTATATGTCTGGTCGCTGGCATTTGTGTTATCAGCAAAAAAGCCACCAGTTGAACCATCACGTGATTCATAAAAGTGGCTTGTTAGCATAATAACAGCTTGCTTAGTTCTTTCGCTCATCTCGTGAGTTAAATAATAGCCTTCATCAAGATGCTGATAACCTTCTGCATAAGAGATGGCGGCAGAAATGAAAGAAACAATAAGACTGTCATCGTCGTTGAATGTTATGATTAGATTTTGCTTCACCTGTGCTAATAAATCATTTGCAGTCATTCCTGCCACCTCCTATATTAGTTTCCGCTAGCTGCGGTAGCTTTTTGCTGTAAGACTTTGATTGCTTCAGGAAGCACTAACTTACCATCTACTCTTTGAGTAGCAACGAATCCAGTTTGATCAGTTGCGGCATAAAGTTCGTTTAACTTCTTGAAGATACGTCCTTGTCTATCTGCAATCCAATAGTAAGAGAAATCACCAAAAGCGATAGTCTTAGCACCAGCTGCAATAGTAGGAACATAGCTAGATGTATACACAGGTCTGCCTAAGATAGTATCAGGAGTACCTGCAGTTAATGCTGGTTGCCATAAGTAGTTACCAGTTGTGTCTTTTAACTTTCTGATCGCCTTGATCGTAGAGTCATTTAAAATCCATACAGCTTTCTTTCTGTAAGGAGCCTTTAAAGAATAGAATAAATCGATGATTTCATCGGCAGTAATTGCAGTTGCACTTGCAGCAGTTACACCAACTTCTGCACCACCAGTGGCATTGAAGATACCGATAGGTTTACCAGTACCATTACCAGTGAAGAATGCTTCTTCCTCTTTGCTACCGATACGTCTACCGAATTCCTTAGAAATGTAAGATTCAAGATTGAATGCACTGTCATTTAAAAGTTCATTGGAAACCTTAATTAAAGTACCAAGCTTGTAGGCACCGATAGAAACTTGATTGAATGCATCATCGCTATCAGAGATAGTTCCTTCTTCATCAACCCAAGAAGCTGTACCCTTAGATGCAACAACAGGAATCTTACGATCACCACTAGAAGTGTTGATGACATGAGCAAGTTTTCTAAAGATATTCTCTTCTTCCAAAGCTTCAACAAGAGTGTTTTCAAATTCATCAGGAACTAAATAACCACCCTCAGAGTCAGTACCGATTTGAAGAGCATCAGCAACTTCAGGACGGACAGTTTTGCTTCTCATTACATTCCAGAAACTCTTTTTATAGTTCTTGGAAGCACGACCAGTCTTTTCATCTTCGTCTTCAACCATAGGCTTACCAACGATAGGTCTGTTAACTGGCATATTTAATTCAGCTTCAATAGCATTACGCTTTTCAAGACGTTTGATTTCCTTAGAAAGGTTGTCAAAGTCATGTTCCATAGCAGCATACTTAGCATCATCTTCTTCGCTAAGCACACCTTTGTCATTAGTTTGAGCCTTAAGGAACGCATCCATAGCCTTCCAAAGATTGGCTCTTTTTTCGATAAGTTCGTTAATAGTCATTTTCTTATTCCTCCTAAATTAATTTTTTGATTGTGACTAGTTTGTCTTTTAGTTCGCTGACAGAGCGTCCTTTTTTAGATGCAGGAACATCCTTATTTGAAATCTTGTTAACAAGCTGAACATCAAATTCCCTAGCACCAAATGCATAGGCTTCCATAGGAACTTGCTTCTTTTCGTCTTCTAAGATTTCATCTGCAAAACCTAGCTCAATAGCCTTGTTGGCATTCATCCAAGTTTCACTATCCATTAAGTGAGATAGAACCGTTCTCGATTGCCCAGTCTTTAGTTCGTAGGCATTGATAATGGATTCTTTTACCTCATTAAGGATATCGATAGCCTTTTCCATGTCCTTTCGTTCACCAAAGGCTGCCATTGATGGATTGTGAATCATAATTAAAGCTGTCGGTGCCATTTTGACCTTTGTACCAGCCATAGCAATTACCGAAGCTGCTGAAGCTGCAATTCCATCAATCTTGACTGTAACTTCATCCTTATAATCCATAAGCATTGAATAAATTTGACTAGCAGCGATGCAGTCACCGCCTGGACTATTGATCCAGATGGTAATTGGACCAGAACCACTGAATAACTCGTCTTTGAACATTCGAGGTGTTACATCATCGTCAAACCATGACTCTTCTGCGATTGTTCCGTTAAGTTCGAGTACTCTTTCTTCCGTTTCGCTGTTTTGAACCTTTATCCAATTCCAAAACTTCTTCATCGGCTTCTTCCTCCTTTTCTTGTTTATTTGCATAAGCTCCTGCATTATTTAGTGGGAGCATGTTGCCGTTAATTAAATAAAGATCTCCGCCTTCTTCAGCAGGGATCTTGTCTAAGTTTTCTAGTTCTCTTATATCGTTTGCACTCATCCAGCCATTTTGTCGAGCTGTTGCATAGCCTTGCATTCTTGATTGGTAATCACCTCTAAGTAATCCTTCAACATTGAATTTAAAGAAATAAACCTTCTTTTCATCAGCATTTAACAAGGACCTGTTTAGCGATTGTTCCCATCTGATAATCCAAGGATCAAGCGTATACTTAACAAACTCTAGTGATTGCTGTTCGATGTTTGAGAAGCTTGATTTTTCTAGGTCACCAACCATATGAGGTGGCACTCTGAATATTCTTGCTATTTCATTTATCTGGAACTTTCTGGTTTCAAGGAACTGTGCTTGTTCTGGTGCAATCGATATAGGTGTATATTTCATACCCTCTTCAAGCACTGCTACCTTACCTGAATTAGCACTTCCTCCGAATGTGGAGTTCCAGTTTTCTCTAAGTCTTGCAGGATCTTTAATCGTTCCTGGATGCTCTAAAACACCAGAAGGTGCTGCACCATTAGCAAAGAACTTAGCTCCATATTCTTCTGTGGCAATGGCAAGTCCTATCGCATTCTTTGCCATAGCAATTGGCGAGTAACCAACTAAGCCATCAAATCCAAGTCCAGGAATGTGAAGTACATCTCTTGAACTCAATGTGACAGTTCCAGCATCTTTTACTTTTCCTTCTTCTGTGCTTCTTTGGTAAGTGTAATAAAGGACTCCGTTTTCATCTCGGTCTACACTCATCTTGTTTGGCATCAAAGGATATAAAGCTATAACCTCACCTTTACCATTCCTAATAATCTGTGCATAGGCATTCCCCCATAGCAACAAGTGAGTCATTAAGGTTTCTCTAAACACGAATGAACTCATTTCAGGATTTGGTTCATCATGGAGCAAGTGATATAAACCTGTATCTATTGCTTTGGTTTTAGATCCGTCCTCGTTGTACTTATAGAAATGAAGTGGAAGCCCAGCTACTGCTTCAGCCAAAATACGAACACATGAATACACCGCAGTCATCTGCATAGCACTTCTTTCAGTTACTGATTTTCCAGCACTTGAGCCACCCATAAAGAATGAGTAAGTACTACCTGCAGTTCTATCTTGCGGTTTATCTCTGGCTTTTCTTTTGAATAAACCCATTTGAACACCTCCTAAATAATTAAAAGGCCCCTGGAATCGTATACCGACTCAGTTGCCCCACTGCCATTTCTAATGGCTCTATCAAGTGCCATAACAGTTGCTACAGCACCATCGATTTTTTCTGTTGATTTTGCTTTATCCATTTTTATGTTTCCAGCAGGATCAACCCTTACACACACGTTATCCATCATCCAATGAAGGACTGGATTTCCGTCATGCTTTATTTGTTTTGCAAGAACCAAGTTCATCAGTTCTTTTGTAGGTGGGCTCATATCCTTAAAACCCTGACCAAAAGGAATGACCGTAAAGCCTAAGTTATCCAAGTCTTGTGTCATTTGAACTGCACCCCATCTATCGAAAGCAATCTCTCTGATGTTGTACTTCTTTCCTAACTCTTCAATAAAGGCCTCGATAAATCCATAGTGAATTACGTTTCCTTCTGTAGTCTGTATGAATCCTTTTCTATCCCATATGTCATAAGGCACATGGTCTTTCATTACCCTTGCTTCCATGTTCTCTTCAGGAATCCAGAAAAAAGGAAGAATGTAGTAACTATCATCGCTTTCCGTTGGTGGAAACACCAAAACGAATGCTGTGATATCTGTTGTTGAAGACAAGTCTAAACCGCCATAACATACACGACCTTCTAGATCTTCTGGTTTGAAGTCGCTCTTGCAGGCCTCCCACTTATCCATAGGCATCCACCTTACCGCTTGCTTTACCCATTGGTTTAGTCTTAGCTGCCTAAAGGTATTCTCTTCAGCAGGATTCTGCTTTGCGGATTCGCAGGCTGCTTTGACCTTTTCCATCTGAACGGTTATCCCAAGCGATGGGTTTGCCTTTTTCCAAACCTTAGGATC